CGTCCTATCTAGCCGTCCGTGAAGCACCCAGACACCCCTCCTTCAAGCGTGTAGTGCGCTCGATCTGCCCGTTCTCCGGGTTGAGTCGGGTCGAACTCGAGCAGCACGTTGCAGGGATTCTTGCGATGGTGGATGAGGCTGACCGCCGCGTTGAGGGCGAGGCAGCGTGATCCCTCAACAATCACCTAATCCCTACAAAGCAGCCCCAGTCTTAGGGGGTAGCGAGGCGCAGTTCCAGAAGGCGGTCATCGACCTGGCGCACCGGCTTGGCTGGAGAGTGGCTCACTTTCGGCCGGCGATGAACAAGCGCGGCCAGTGGATGACGGCGGTACAGGCTGACGGGGCAGGCTTCCCAGACCTCGTGCTCGCTCGAGATCGCATCGTGTTCGTGGAACTCAAGGCGCCAGGGAAGCAACTATCCAACGCGCAGGTTGAGTGGGCCGAGGCTATCCACAAAGCCAGTGGCGAGTTCTACTGCTTCAAGCCCGCTGACTGGGACGAGATCGAGCAGACGTTGGGGAGGGCGGCGTGAAGTACCGGACGATCGTGGCTGACCCGCCGTGGAACGTAAGCGGTGGTCCGCTGGGCGACGGCATGGGGGAAGGTTTCACTGGCGGCGGCGGTAAGAGTAAGCCCCTTCCTTACCCCACGATGACAGTTGCGGAAATCTCCGCGCTACCCGTTGCCGAACGTGCCGACAGGAATTGTGCCCTCTATCTGTGGACGACGAACGGGTACCTGCACGCGGCCTTCCACGTTGTCGCCGCTTGGGGATTTACCTACTCAACCACGATCGTCTGGGCGAAGGCTCTTATGGGTTCAGGACTCGGCGGATGCTGGGGCATCTCTACCGAATATGTCCTTTATGCACGGCGCGGGTCGCCTCTCGAGCGCTCCCATATTGGCGGTACTTGGCACGAATGGAAGCGGCCCTACATGAATGGCCACCCGGATCACTCTGCAAAACCCCCAAACCTACTAGATGCTGTTGAGCGAATACACGATGGCCCTCGTCTTGAACTCTTCGCCCGCCGTCAGCGCCTCGGCTGGGATACATGGGGGGACGAATGCTTCGAACACGTCTCGCTCACAGAAGGAGGTGCGGCGTGAGCTGGGTTGCCCTTGATGACCAGTTCCATGCCCACCCAAAGCTCGAGGCGGCGGGCCTTCCGGCGACCGGGCTTTATGCCAAGGCGCTCTCCTACTGCGGCTGCTATTTGACCGACGGATTCGTTCCCGCGTCGTGGGCTGGGATACGAAACGCACCCTCTCCGGTGAAACGTGCCCTTACTCAAAACGATCTTTGGAAGCGTGTTAGAGGCGGCGAACAACTCGATGTGAAGGCCAAGGAAGGGCTCGTTACAGTCCACATCACAGGCCCCGGTTTCTTCATCCCGGACTACCTCACGTACAACCCCTCTAAAGCCAAGGTGGAAGCCGAAAGAGAGCGTAAACGGCAGGGCGGTAAACACGGTGCAGAGGCTAGGTGGAGCCATGGCATAAGCGATGGCATAAGCCATAACATAAGTGATGGTACATCCTAATGGAAGCCGCGATGCTCCCCTTCCCCTACTTACTTCTATACAACAACAGCCGTAGTAAGGGGACCTGTTGTTGATTCCTGAGATTGAACACAAGCTGATGGTATTGGGCTGGTGGGACTCGCAGCGACGACAAGCCGAGAGTAACCCCGAGCTTGCCGAAGCGTGGGCCGACTTGGCTACAGCGACGCCGGGGATCGGAAACCCTGGTGCGTTCGCTTGGTCTGGCTTCATCTCGGGAGTCGAACCGGTTAAGCCTCGACCTGAAGGCTGGACGGGCTACAGCTTCGTTCGTGGCTCGCACTCAGGCAAGTACGTCCGAGATCCTGAAGGCTACGACAGGCTGCCGCCCGGCTACGAGCCACCGACAGAGGAAAGGAAAGCAAGCTGATGAGCAGAGGAGTGACAATCCCGCTAAACGACGAGGGGCGCAGGCTACTGAAGGGCATCATCGAATACGCTCTAGAGAAAGGTTGGGAGAAGGGGCGTTTCGAGAGAGAACTACTTGCCAGACTGCGCGATCCACAACAGAAGCGGTAGAGGTTGGAACCTGTGCAGAACTTAGAGCAGGAAGGGTAGCTCCGTGGCTAGACTGCTAAAGCAGCACCACGAGAAAACCACTATGGGCCATCGACCTGTGCAGAGCTTAGAACAATGACCGATTCTCCAAAACCCACCGATCCTGATTTCTTCCGCCGCGCGACTACGGCACTCTTCACACTATCCGCGTTCCCACAGGGGGTCGAGCCGGGGGATCTCTTTATGGCCCTAGCCGAACTTGAGCGTCGCGTCGATGAACTGGAGCGCCGCTCTCCCTTCAAGCCGTTCGTGCCCTCACCCCACGATCTGTTTTCTCCGCCAACTGCTTGAGCATCGCGTGGATACTCTGCCTAGTCACGCCGGCCGCTCGAGCTATCTCCGCTTGACTGTGGTGCTTCGCGGCCTCGGCGATCGTCTCGCGGTAGGACCGCTCGGCGTATGTCCGCGCTCCGGCGGCAGCCGCTACTAGATGTAGTTGATTCTCAGCCATTCCGGGCGCTCGCCTGGCAGCGAACACCCGCAAGGGCTAGAGCAGTTCTCGCGCTCTCCATACGATCGCCTCTAGTCTCGGGTTGCCATAGATCGCTCGCAGGTAAAGAAAGAGCGCGTCTAGTTTCTGATCTCGGGTTTGATTCGGCTGTAGCGCCTTGACTAGCGCTCGCGCCTCTCGTTCGGTATCCATTCTTCCCTCCTTTCGTAGCCATTCCGTAGAGCGCCACGCTACCGGCGCTCAGTGCAAGGGCTAGCTAGTGGTGACGTGGGCTAGGCTCGTAGGATTCCTTCGGCGAGCCTTAGCGCGTTGTAGAACGCTGACGGGGCGAGCCTGTGGCCAACGCCGCCGAGTGCGTCACTACCGTTCCGCGTCTCAACTTGGTAGCCGCCATACTCGGGCACGTTGTCTAGCGTCCAATCGCTAGTGTCGATGCCGCGATCCTGTGCAGCGCCGACGACCATCGAGAACGCCCCTTCTATCTGCTTCCGTGTAGTTCTCATCTTCGCTCCCTCTAGTTGATAGTTGACCTTCCGCCAGCCCGCCCGAGAGCGGGTAGGCGCAGGGTCAAGTGATGTCTTGAATATCAACCCGGAATCGTCCGAGATCGTTCTCAACCACGAAAGATGCGGTGTAAGTTCCAATCTTCTCTACTTCAGGGATTGGAAGGTCAGTGTGCGAGGCTCCGTAGTTGGTGTAAGCCTCTGCGATTTCTTGTGCGGCCAACTCTACAGCTGTTGTCTCGTCCATCGTCTCAGATCCTCTCAGTAAAGCTACGGCCGCAACTCGCGCAGCAGTAGCGAACGTACCGATCCAGTATCGCTGCAAGCCTGCCCCGTGCTCCACAATGCGGGCAGAGGGGAAGGTCGCAGGTCATCTCGTCTAGCTCCTGGTCGTAAGGTGTCGTGCTCATGCCCCCACAGTAAACCCGCAAGTTGTTACGGTCAAGGGAGAGTGACGAATCGTACGGACAACTACTTACGACCAGGGCAGGATTCGGCCATATCACTGGTCGCGTCGATCTCTCGCAAGCCCTCAGCGTCGTGAGCGCTAGGCTCGACAAACAGTAACCATCGTATGCGCGTAGACGGTTATGGAGACTCTAACCATAGTTCGAGTCCTCCTCTAAACGTGTGATTAGCAGGCATTTAGTGTTTTAGGACGTGTGGTAGCTGCATGAACCGGGCTCTATGCGCTCGAACCTCGCATACCCAGGCCGGCACCCCGACCCCCCCACCCCCCTGGATTGGATCGAGAGCGCGGGTCCCTCTTATTCACTACCCTCCGTCAAATCAACTCTCATCTCCATACACCGCTAGGAACACACGCCCTCCATCTCTAGGATCGACGCTAAGGCTCTGTATTCGCTTCCTAACGCGTAGATACGCCAATCACGTAAAGATCATCGTGTTTAGCCTTCCGAACGCTTAGAAGGGCTTACAGTGGCTCGGGGGGGAAGGGGTCGTAAGGAACGCGCAACTATCCGTCCGCCCCGCTTTGTAGGGTGGCGGCATGAATCGCAAGTCTCGGGCTGAGGGGCGTGCCAACGTTCCAAGAGAACCCGGCAGGGATGGGGTACGCCAAGGAAACTGCTCGGTTGGCCCTGAGCAAGTCCTTGAAACGGCCCCACTCTGGAAGGACGCGGGACCCCCGACCCCGAAGGCGTCCGACGTTCTCCACTTCGTACCCGGCCCCTGTCAGTGTAAGTGGTGTAAGGGGCAGCGTGGGTAAGGAGACGATCACCCGCTTTACCTGCGATAACTGCGGCAAGGTCGAACTTGTTGAGAAGCAGCCGGTTGTCTGTCCGCCGCCGCTGAACCCGCCGTGGGTTGTGATTGGTGACTACTGGACGGTGAACGCTTACAACACGGACAACTGTGGTTTTAGGCCGATCTGGTGCGCCGAGTGCGTGGAGAAGGCCAAGCCGTGATCTACCTCCTCGCCGTCCTCGGGGTCCTGTTCATCATCTGGACGTACCACCGCGCTTGGCACCGCGGCTTCGACTACGGCTACGCGGCCGGCCTGATTGCGAACGATCGGGTGAATATCACCTTCGAGGAGAAGCCATGACCACTAAGACGATCACGACCTATATCTGTGAGCGGTGCGAGTGCGAGTCAGATTCGTGTGAGGGTTGGAAGGGTCTTGTTCGAGCGCATTCCATGTCGAACTTTATAGAACCGACCCTCTGCCCCGCCTGCTCTGAGAGAGCGCTGGAGAAGCCGGGACCTGACCCCTTCCACTGTGCGGCTTGCGGTGAACGATTCACCGATGGTTTTGGTGGTGTGTGTTCTAGCAACGGCAAGAACTACCACTTCCCGAGTTGCCAGTGACCCCCGAATCCACAATCCGCTCGCTTCTCGAAGGTTTCACCGACGCTCGAAGCACACTGAGCAGGGGTGAGTTGGGGTCGGGAGGCGGGTGGTCGATGAGTAACGAGTGGCACGCCGGCAGCTACGAACCGCTCGAGAAAGCGCTGAAGGAGATGCACGCCCTCGGCAAGCAGCAGTCGGTATCCGGGGTCCCGCTCGGTACGCTCTGGTGGCATCTCGCCCAGCGCTATCTCATGTCGGAGCGCAAGGCGATTTGGAAGGTGGGGTCCCGCACCGTGGATTCGATGGTGCGCCAACGCCGCTGCATCTGTGAGTACCGGTTTCGCAATCCCGAGCAGGCCCGCAAGCACATCGAGCACGTTCATAAGCCGAAGCCCGAACTCACCGCCGTCTACCCGCAGGGCTACCGGACGTTGCTCCACGACCAGCCGGAGCGCTGCGAAGAGTGCGAGAAATTGGCCGTTACCTGGTTAGCCCAATGGTTCCAGGAACACGATATCTCGCCGCATCTGCCCAAAGGAAAAGCATGACTGGGGGTTTATGCGAGTGCGGCTGTGGTCAGCGGACGAACCTCGCTAGGCAGACGAGACAATGCCGAGGGCAGATCAAAGGCGAACCCGTCAGGTTTCTCCGCGGCCACAGCATGCGTGGTAGAAAGCACTCGCCCGAAACCAGGGCGGCGATACGTGCCTACAAAGCCTCGCCCGAGACTAGGGCTAAACAGTCGGCAGCGCAGCGCGGTAGAAAGCACTCGCCCGAGACTAGGGCAAAAATATCGGCGGCGAACCGTGGCCCCCTAGGTCCCAACTGGAAAGGTGGCCGGGCGAAGCACGTGGCTGGCTACATCCACGTGCAGATTTCGCCCGAGCATCCATTCGCAGAAATGCGTAACAGTTTCGGCTACATCTTCGAGCACCGTCTTGTAATGGCCGAGCACCTCGGCCGTCCCCTCTCCCCTAAAGAGGTCGTTCACCACGTAAACGAGATAAGGGACGATAACCGCCTCGAAAATCTCCGACTGTTCGATAGCGGGGCCGCCCATGCAAGTCACCACCAGGAACTACGGAGGGCCGCATGAACATCAACCGAGTAGTCCCCGAGTAACCACCTACGAGCTATAGCCGGTTTGACAAACTCAGATTCCAGCGCATAATTAAAGTGTACTACTACATCCACGCCCACAATCAGAGAGACGGCCGCCGAGCCGTCTTTTCTTTGCCCGGAGATGGTCGATATGCAGCTGCCCGATGGCTTTCATTCGGTGGACATCGTGACTGAATCCAGGCCCGAAGACTCTCTGACGTGGAGCGAGGACGAGGTCCTGGCCCGCTGGCACGAGGCAGCCGCTTTCGGCGCTTCGTCCGAGACGATCAACTGCGGCTACTGCGGCGCATCTAAAGAGTTTTTCGTGAAGCGGACGAAACCCAGCCTTGCGGTCAAGTGGTTCCATGCCCACGACTGCAAATCACTTGCCGGAGCATCGACCGGAGAAATCATCGACCTTGCTTCTGAGCGTGCTTCGGCTCCTTTAGCTGCCTGACCCTTTGGGGGAAGGGCGGGGCTTGTTGCGTTGTGCTTCTGGTACTACCCCGCCCTGCTAGGAGGTTTACCAATGCCGGTTCGTAAAGTCAACGGCGGTTATCAGTGGGGCACCCACGGCAAGGTCTATCCGACCAGGGCGCAGGCCGAGCGCCAGGGACGTGCTGCCTACGCCAACGGATACAAGGGCAAGAAGGGGAAGTGAGCTAGTTGGCCGAGACACCGATCGATCTTCGGGAGAGCATCGCAAAGGCGCTCGATTCGCTGGAATATGAGTCGGTCGAGGATCTAGTCAGGAAACTGATTACCCAGACCAGACCGCACAAGCAAGAGGTCATCTGTCCCCGGAAGCTCAAGGATGGGAAGACTTGCGGCTGGAGGCACTGGATAGTTGTCGAGCAACCCGCGCCGGACAAGATCGCCAAGGGACTAGAGATCCTTGCTAATCAGGCGAAGGGTGCTCCGGGCCGGGCGGCGGAGAAAGACAAGCCGCCGTCGATGGCCGACAAGCTCACGGAGATGTCTACCGAGCAACTTGAAAAGCTCGCCGGAGGATGACCGAAACCGTAGCGGATCGCCAGTCTGAGGCTCAGAGGGTACTTGCTCAGCGCGAACTTGAGAAGCGCCGCTGCAAGGAACATCCCGCCTACCTGCTCGATCACGTCACCTGTATCGACCCAACGGACGGCTCAGCGTTCAAGTTCCAACTCCTCAATCCCCTGGACCCGTGGTACTGGCAGCGCCTCCTCCTTGACGCCTGGCTCTCGGTAACGAAGCACATCACACTGAAGGCTCGCCAGATTGGCATTACGTGGTTAGCGCTTGGGTTGGCCCTCTGGATTCTCCTGTACCGGCCCGGTACGGGCGTGCTGATTATCTCGACCAACGAGGACAAGTCCAGCGAGGCGGCTAACCGTCTCTGGAACATGCTGCTCTCGCTGCCGAAATGGTTATGGAACGGTGCGGAGGTAATCAAGCCGCAGCGGTCAGAACCAACGTCGGACATCTGGCTCAAGTTCCCTGATGGCAGGATCTCAAAGCTCAAGGCGCTTCCCTCCACCCCTAACGCCGGCCACGGATCGACCGCCGCGCTGGTCATCCTCGATGAGTTCTCCCGCCAGGAATACGCGAGAGAGGCGTGGAAAGCGGCCATCCCCACCACGCAGGGCGGAAAGAAGGGTGGAGAACCCGGCCGCGTGCTGGTCATCTCTACGGGAAACGGCGTCTCCAAGTCCTCGACGGGCGGCAACTTCTTTCACCACCTCTGGGTGAAGGCCAAGAACTACGGACTCCTGACCCAATTCCTGCCGTGGTCGCAGCACCCCGACCGCGACGAGGCGTGGTATAGGGAAAACGCGGAAGCACTTCCCGATGCCGACCGTGGCGAGCAGTACCCGAAGAACGAGCAGGAAGCCTTCATCCTAACCGGCTCGCCGTTCTTCGACCAGAAGGCGCTTGAGTACTACCGGGAACAGATACCGGAACCGCTGTTCTGTTTCGACTTCGAGCCGAAGGGACGCAGGGCAGCCTTCAAGAAATGGCCCTATGGACGAATCAGCGTTTTCTCAGAACCAGAGGAAGATCACAAGTACGCGATCTTCGCTGACCCAGCAACGGGGCGCGGCGAAGACTACTCCGCTGCCTATGTCATTGACCTCGCGGCCCCTCTGCTTGTGGCCGAGTTCCACGGGAAGCTCGACTCGGACCTATTCGCGGAGCAGCTTCACTATCTAGGGCGCTGGTACAACACCGCGAAGATTGCCGTAGAGGTCGCGGGTGGATTCGGAGAAGCCGTAACGATCCCCCTACGTGACGGTAAATCCGCTCGACCGCCCTACCCCGATCTCTACCGGCATCGTTTCTCGAACCGCCCCGGCTTCCAAGAAGCGAAGACGATCGGTTTCCCGACCACTACTCACACCCGGCCCCTGATTATTAACCAGATTGAGAAGGCGCTAAGGGAACAAACTCTCCCATTTCTTCCTCGGAACCTTTGGGACGAGTGTCTCACGTTCATTCGATCAGATCGCGCCCCGTCTCCCCGAGCACAGGACGGCTGTAACGACGACTGCGTTATGGCCGCAGCGGGTGCGCTCGAGATGTACCGGCTCTACGGCGAGCACCCAGAGAAGAAAACCAAGAAGCGAAACCGTACCCCAATCGTCGCCTATCCCTGGCAGCACTAGGAGGTGTCATGTCCGAACTCCCGCCCGAACTGATGGCTGTGCTAGAGCAAGCGCAGGGTGGTAACGCCGACGCGGGATTTCCGTCCCCCGACATGGGTTACGCCCCACCTCCCGAGCCTGCGCCAGAACCTCCCGCCCAAACCCCCGAAGACATCCTCAACCAGATGATCGAACTCGCCAAGACGCACCTGGCCGTTGAGACAGATCCGGGGCAGCTGGCGAAGATGACCAAGGTGCTTGACTCGCTGATGCAGAATCTCGCTCAGGAGCAGAAGGAAATGCACGATGCGCTGGGCGGGAAAATGACCCCACGCCTGATGGCTAGGAGCCTCAGTGGCTAAGTCTTCAGGGCTAACCGGCATCTATGCGGAAGCTCTCAAGCAATACGACGAACTACAGTCCGGGCACAAGTCTTGGACCGACAAAGTAGACCGTCGCTACAACGCTTTCCGGGGCGTAATGGAGAAAAACTCCAAGGCGCTCAAGTGGACTTCCAAGCTGGCCCCGCCCTACGCGAACCACATCGTAGAGACGACCGTCGCCGGTTTGATCGATGACACGATCAAGTTCAAGGTCAAGCCCCGGCCGAAGTTCTACAATCCCGGCGAGTTCCAGGCGGCACGCGACGGGGCGATGGCTCACGAGAGGCTTCTCTCCTCGCAGCTTGCCTTCGATCACTTCGACGAGAAGCAGCGCTGGTACATCCTTCAGAACGCCGTAGCGGGTCTGACCGTCGGGAAGATCACCTGGAGCACGGTTGATCGGATGCGAAAGCATCTTGCCACTCGGCCACGAGCGCTGAAAGACCCCGAAACCGGAGCGACCATCGGGATCGTTCCCGAACTCTACGAGACGGAAGCCCCGGAGACGATCTTCGACGGGCCATCTTTCGAGGTCATCGACGTGCGCGACTGGTTTTGGGATCAGGCCGCAACGAAGATCGACAACTGCCCCTTCGTTGTCCACAGGCTTTGGATGACGCCGGAGGAGTGCAAGATTCTCCAAGCCAAGGGCGTCTTCAAGAACGTCTCCGAGTTGGAAAACTCGGGCGACTACTCATCCGAGACGAACAGCCGCGAAAAAGCACTCTGGGATGTTGACCGAACGAAGGGCCGCGTAGAAGTCCTCGAGATTTACCGTCGTACCCCCGAAGGCATCCGAACGATGACGCTCGGGAACCGGAAGGTAATCCTCTCGGCTGACCGGGCGCTTCCCTACTGGCATCAGGAGATGCCGTTTGTCGTCTGCTCTACGCAGTCCGATCTCTTCCGCATCCCAGGGATGAGCCAGGTCGAGAAGATTGCTGCGCTTCAGGAAGCGCTCTGGACGGTTTCCAACCAGCGGATTGACAATCTCTCGCTGCTCAACAACGCGATCACGATCATGCGGGACGACGTAGATGATCCGAATGCTTGGGACTTCTGGCCCGGCGCGGTGAACACCGTTACCGATCCCACCCAGGTTCAACTCTGGCAGCCGAGCGCTTTACCTGCTGAGATTTCCCTTCCCGCCGAGGCGATGTTGAAGTCGGACATGCAGAACCTCGCCGGAGGTTTCCCGTTCACCTCGACGTCTGAGGCGAACCAGGTCAACGCCAACACCGCCACGGAAGCATCACTTGTCACGTCCTTGGCGCAACGCTCATTGTCTGCGACGAAGACGGAGATCAACTACTCCTACCGTCGCGCCGGGCAGCAGATGTTGGAACTCAACCAGCAATACATCCGCGATCCGGTCTACGTGTCCGTGCTCGGGATAGACACCGCCGAGGAGATCAAGACGATCCTCCCGATGATGCTCCAAGGCTCCTACTCGTTCGACATCTCCCCAATGAACGAGTCGCTGATGCGGAATGAGCGGAGAGCGGAGGCGCAGACTTTGGCTCAGGTCTTGTCGCAGATGGCCCAGATAGCCGCCGCTTCCGGTACGCCGATCGACCTGAAACCGGTCATCCAAGACTTGCTTGAGGCGTTCGACAAGCAGGACACCGGCCGCTACTTCCGATCGGCTACCAACCCCCCGGCCGAGCAACCCGCCCCGCCCGAACAGCAGCAGCAACCCGACCAAGGTCAACCGGAGGGCGTGACGAACCCCGCCCTGGCGGCAGGCCCACAATCTCCATCCAACGCTCAAAGCATGAACCCCGCGATGATGATGCAGCGGGCAGCCGCAGCGCAGGGTGGTGGTAGGAGTGCCTGACGATCAAGGGCTAAACGAGGACGATGCGCTGCTCGCATCGCTTAGAGATCACCCCGGCTATCTGCTTCTCAAGGAGAAGTTTCAGGACAGCCGCGAACGCTACTTCACCAATCTCGCCAAGGAGTTGTCGCGGGGAGTCAAGCCCGTAGACCAGCGCGTGATCGACGAGAAGCGCGGGATGTGGAACCAAGGATTGTGGTTTTTCAGGGAGGTCGAGAAAGGCCACAGTGCCTTCTTGGCTTCAATCGAACAAGAAGAGGAGTGAGGCATAGTGCCCGATATGTTCCAGCGGGACGATCCCGCGGACTTTGCTCTACCCGGAGACGAGGAGAAGCTTGCAGGCATAGCTGAACCTTCCCAGGAAGAGGAGAGTCAAACCGTCGAGACAAGCGTGGATACCGCTCCCGAGGAGCGCCCGCGTGACGAGAAGGGGCGCTTTGTCTCAGAGGAAACCGAAGTAGAGCCGGAGGAGACTCCGGAAGAAGTCGAAGTAGAAGAGGAACCGGAACTACTCGCTGGCAAGTTCAAGACTCCGGAGGAACTCGCAGCTGCCTACGAGGAGATCCAGTCCTACGCCGGCCGACTGGGCAGCGAGCTCGGGGAGCTTCGGCAACTCGTTCAACAGCCGCAGCAAGCGCAACAGCCACCACTAGACCAAGCAGCGCTCGCCAACCTGATTGACGAGCGACCGGATATGGCTACCGAGTTGGCCTATCAGGCTGGCAATCCGACCGCTCTTCAGATCGCCTACCAGGCATGGGCGGCGGATGATCCGACGGAAGCGAAGCTCTGGGCCACAGAAAAGCGCGTCGAGCAGATGCAGGCGCAGTTTGCTCAGTCCCAAGCGCAGATGTCACAAACCGTAGCGTCCAGAGAATACAACGACGCACTTGAAACGTTTGCCAAAGATCATCCCGACATCGATGAACACGCCGGGAGAATGCAGGAAATAGCCCGAGAACATCCCTTCCTGGCCAATGTCCTTCAATCGGACGATCCGAAGGCCAAGCTGGACGTTTTCGAGTTCCTTTACAACAAGGCTAGAGGCCGGGCATCCGAGAACCTCGATGAAGCCGCTCGAGCCGTAGCCCGCGAACACGCGGAGCAAACCCAGCAGGTAAAGCGAGAAGGGATTCTCGCCACCTCTACGGCTTCCATCCCAGAGGCTAAGCCCTCCATAGCTGACGAGATCGCCGACTCATGGGACAAGCAGAACGCCCCCTACAAGTCGGGACCCGACGGCTGGAACATCTAACGCAGGCCCCGGCCCCTTTCTAGGGACAACCGCTCGGCTGGGCGTACATATCAACGCCTACCAAGTGAGTTGACTAATGGCTACGACCATTAACTCGGGCGTCGTCACCACCAAAGATCCACTAGCCGTAGACCTTGCGGTTTCGATGGCATCGAAGGTGGCGAATCTCGACGCCGACACCTCCCAGTTCACCACGATGCTCATGCAGCTTCCGGTTTCGGAAGCCAAGAGCTTCAAGGAGGAGTGGGAAGAGGACGTCTACCTGCCGACGAACACGGCTTTGTCCGCGACGGCGGCAGCCGCCGATACCGTGCTGAACGTAACCACTTCCGAGGGTTACTACGGCAAGCCCGGCGACGTCATCAAGATCGTCCAAACCGGAGAAGCGTGTCTCATCACGACCGCCTACGCCTCGGCGTGGTCGGTTACTCGCTGCATCGGCAGCGTGACCGCTGCGACCGCTGCTTCGGGAACTGTGAACGGTGGAATCATCATCGTTTCCGGCTCGAACGCTCAGGGTGGAACTCTGCCGACCGCGATGGTCACGCAGAAGACCGCCAACTACAACTACATGCAGATTCAGCGCAACGCCTACGAGTTCGCTGAGACTGCGGTGTGGCAGCACTGGTATTCGGGCAATCCGCTCGCGTACCACCGCCAGAAGGTCGCAATCGAGCACAAGCGGCAGATCGAGAATAACAACTTCCTCGGTGCCCGCTACTACTCGGCGACCGGACCTCGCTCGACCGCAGGTGGCTTGGATGACTTCGTGACGACCAACGTTACGACTTCGCCCACCGCCGCGCTTGACAAGGGGACGTGGAACGACTTCCTTCGTGCCGGACTCCAGTACGGAGATCCGACGCGCAAGGTGCTGTTCGTCGCCCCGCTTGTCGCCCAGGTGTTGTCCGAGTTCCTTGCGGACAACTGGGTCAAGACGACCGCAGACCAGACGGTCTGGGGCGTCAAGGTGGATGCCATCGTTGACGGTATCCATGGCGCGAAGATTCCGGTGTTCGTCAAGAACGACTGGATGCGCTACGGCGAAGGTACTGGCAAGCAACTCGGTTCTCGTGCCTACCTCGTAGACATGACGAACGTAGAGCTGAAGAAAGCGCCTCCCGGCAACAAGGGATCGCGCTGGATGACGCTCTACCCGAAGCGCGAGGCCAACGACGCCGACGCAACGGCGGAGGAATACCTGTCGGAGTACACGCTTCTCGTGAAGTGCGAGAAGTCGCACTCGATCCTGACGGGTGTTTCGGGCTAGACAAAACAAGGGGCCGCTCCGGACGGAGCGGCCCCTTTCTAACAGAGGAGTGATTCACGGTGGAGTTCATCGCCGAAGATCCGATCAACATCGGTATCCGAGCAGCAAAGGCCCCGCTCTTTGACACGGACGGGCAGATGGTCAAGGAAGGCACGCGGAGGCTGTATGCCAAGTTCGATCGCGGCACGGCCCCGGAGTACGCCTACCAGGAAGCTCTCAAGATTTTCTCGTTTGCGAAGATCCACCGGGACATCTCGCCCCGCCAGTGGGTGTCGTTCTACGACTCTCTGACCGCCCAGCTCCAGCACGGGTGGACGGATGAGGAGCGTAAGTGCATCGAGGACGAACTGTGCAAGAGTCCTCATGCGATCAAGGTAGAGCAGCCGCGCATCAAGGCTCCCTATCCGGCTTATACCCGCCAGCGAAAGACTCAGGGCGCTCGGACCATCAAGCACGCGATCGCCGAGATAGTCGAGACGGTCAAGACGACCGGGATCGATCCCGAACTCGTCATCTCGTACGAGCTCCAGAACGACCAGAACACTCAGGTCATCGAAGCTATGCAGGCACTCAAGGACGAGGAAGCGGTTGACGAACCCGTGATCGCTGCGTGAAATGGACGATCCTGATCTGCTCGGTCTGCGTTCGGACTGAAAGGCTCAAGAAGCTGCTCAAGGATCTCAGCGGGCAGATTGGGAATCGCTCGGACGTTTCGGTGCTGGTATCCCGTGACAACTGCCAGATGCCGCTAGGCGAGAAGCGCACGAGCCTCATCGAAGCGGCCACGGGCGAGTACGTCTGCTTTGTAGACGACGACGACCTAGTGGCTAGCGATTACGTCGGGCGGATTATGGAGGCTCTGGAGTCCGACCCTGATTACGTTGGCTTCAAGGTCCGGGTCTACGAGAACGGCAGATCGACCGGCAAGGTCGCCTTCCACTCGATCAAGTACCCGAACTGGACGGAAGACGGGCAGGGCTATTACCGGCATATCACTCACCTGAACCCGATCCGCCGCGAGATCGCCTTAGACGGACTTCCCTACACGAAGGGTTACGGCGAAGACCAGCGGTGGTCGGACGCAATTTGGCGGACGGGGAAGGTCAAGTCGGAGGTCTTCATTGACAAGGTGATGTACCTCTACCTCTATTCGCAACACCCTGAGACGGGTTCGCTCCACAAGTCCGCCTCGCCCAAAGAGTGCGAGTGGACGCCCAATCCGAAGTTCCGCCACGTGGAGTATCTGGTATGACCTGCCGATCGTGTGGCGGGAAACTCGACCAGGCGTTTTCGCTCGGGGAACAGTACCTTTCCGACTTCCGGGATGACTACAGCCTACCCCCGAAGTACAGGCTGGACGTTGCGCTCTGCCGGGATTGCTCGCTGCTCCAACTGCTAGACACGGTTCCGAGGGAGAAGCTGTACCACGATCGCTACGGGTTCAAGTCGAGCGTCAACGCGACGATGCGGGCCGACCTCAAGGACGTGGTTGATTCCGCTCTGCGGGTAGTCCGGTGCGGACACGTCGATCGTTGGCTGGACATCGCTTGTAACGACGGGACGCTTCTCTCATACGTCCCGACGCACATTTATCGAGCCGGCGTCGATCCCGTTAGGAGGCTGGCCGAAGAGGCACGGTTCTCTGCCGATCTGGTCGTCAACGACTTCTTCTCGCCCGATCAGTTCGACGGCAAGTTCGACATCATAACGTCGATCTCGGTGTTCTACGACATCGAGGATTTGCCTGCATTTGTGGAGGGTGTCGCAAAGCTCTTGGCGGGTCGCGGCATCTGGGTCATCCAGCAGAACTACCTCCTCGAAACGCTCAAGCAGAGCGCGATCGACAACTTCTGCCACGAGCATCTGACCTACTTCTCGCTTCTCTCGCTCGAGCCGCTACTTGATCGGTTCGGTCTGGAAGTGATCCGCGCCAAGGTATCCGGCGTCAATGGCGGGTCGCTCCGTACGTTCGTCGCTCACAAAGGCGAGTACATCATCGACGGCTCGGTTGCAAAACAGAGGCTCTACGAAGACTTGGCCGAGCTTGATTCGCTGGAGACATACGAAGAGTTCGCGGGTCGGGCTCGGCAGAACGTGAAGCGGCTGCTCGAAGTCCTATCGACCGCCAAGCGGGTCTACATCTACGGCGCTTCGACCAGAGGCGCAACGCTCTGGCAGTTGGCCGGGGTGAAGGCGCTGATGGCGGTCGAACGTAACCCGGAGAAGGTAGGGAAAATCTACTCGGCGCTCGGCATCCCGATCATTTCCGAAGACAGGGCACGAAGGAATCCTCCAAGTCACATGCTCGTTGGCCCGTGGTGGTGCCGGGACGAGTTCGTGGAGCGCGAGAAGAAGTACCTCGATTCCGGCGGCAAGATGATCTTCCCGCTTCCCGAGGTGGAGGTCGTCGGATGAGTATCGGGATCATCATTCCGACTCTCGGGCGCTCGGGGGTGCTTCAGCGCGTTGCCGAGAACGCCGACCTCGCAACGAAGCATGAACACACAATCGTATTCATCGTAGAGCCGGACGATGAGGCAAGCCGTGATGCAGCGGTCGCCACCGGACAGCTGACCCTCGTTAACGCACATGAGCGGTCTTACGCCGGAGCCTTTCAGACGGCCTACGAGGCAACTGATGACGAGTTCTTCGTCATGGGAAACGACGACTTCGACTTTCAGGACGGCTGGGACATCCCCGCGCTGGAAGCGATGACAGACGCCGATGTGGTTGGAATCAATGATGGGGGGTCGGGCTGCAACGCGATCATGCTTATCCGACGTTCGTATATCGAATCCGAGTCCGGGGTAATCGATATGCCGAACCGAGTCCTCTATCCCTACCAGCACAACTACTGCGACACGGAACTACGCGAGACGGCTATCGCCCGTGGTCGTTTCGTGGCTTGTCCTGAATCGGTGATCGTCCACATGCACCCGGACTTCGGCAAGGCCGAAATGGACGAGGTTTACGCCAAGAGCCGTGCGACGTTCGGGGCCGACGCGGAGACGTTCAGAAGTCGGTCGTTCCTTTGGGAGAATCTTGGCCGCTCCTGAAGATGTGACCGCCCTCGTCCCGTTCAAGAAGGACGGCAACAAGGAGTGGTTGGCACAGGCGATCGGGTCATTCCCCGAGGGCACCAAGTACCTCGTGTTGGAAAACGACGGCGAGCTGGCCGAGGCCAAGAACGAGGGCATGAGGCAGGCCGATACCGAGTTCGTTCAGTTCTTCGATGCGGACGACATCGCGCTTCCCGACTTCCTGGAGAACCTGCGGTTTCTCGCTTGGAACGCTGACGTGGTGTACCCGACCATGATCCTCGTATCCGAGGACTTGGAGGAGAATCTAGGCACGCACCTGGCATTTCCGTTCTGCGGGAACCGCTTACAGGACCTCAACTTCGTCTCAGGTTCGTCGCTCGTAAGGCGTGAGAAGGCGCTAGAGGTGGGTGGGTTTGATCCCTCTCTCCCGGTTTGGGAGGACTGGGATCTCTGGGTGAGGATGTACCGCGCCGGAGCACACTTCAAGCCCTGCGAGCAAGCGCAGATGTTCTACCGGCAGCACCCTGCATCGCGCTCTCAACAAATGGTGGACATCGAGGAGGTACGAAAGCGCATCGTCGGGGACCCTGACCCCGCCCTTGAGTACAAGGCAACGTTCTTCAGCCAAGCCACTCCCGCTACAACCTACGTCCGCTGTCAACTCCCCGCTAAGTATCTACCCGGCAAGGTGCTTCAGACCTACGCCGGAAGTCAGATGCCCGTCCAACGAGGAGACACGGCGATTGTCGAGTACCCCGGCGACAAGGAGAACGCGCTTATGGCGCGGCTCCTACAGCAAGGCGGGCTTCGGTATCTGGTCGAGGTAGACGACAACTACCTCATCAACCCCGGAAAGAAGGTACTTGAGCGCTCCAGCTGGGGCATGAAGGTCAAGGACAAACCCCTCTCTCGAGACGGGCACCGCTTGATCGTCAAGCACGCGGACGGCGTAATCGTTACGACTCCCTGGCTGGCGAACTGCTACCGGAAGGTCAACCCGAACGTCTACGTATGCCCGAACGGAGTAGACCCGCCCGATTGGCCCGAGCCGAAGAAACCAGACGACGGAATCCTTCGCATCCTCTGGGCCGCATCACCTTCACACGACACAGACATTCCTCTGGTAAGCCGTGCGCTCGAATGGGCGTCCCGACAGAAGGACGTAGAGGTTTACGTGGCCGGCCTGCAAACCGGCTGGCGATTTGCGACCCCGATCCCCTGGCTCCCTGACCTGGACGCCTATCGCCGCATCTTCCAGGGCTTCGACATCGGGGTAGGTCCGATCCTCCAGACACCGCACGGCATGGGCCGCTCAGACCTGAAGGCTCTTGAATACGCGATGGGTACCGTCTGCCCGGTTGTGAGCGATCTCGCTCCCTACGATCCGTGGACGGATGGCGAGAACTGTCTGAAGGCGAAGGACGCCAAGGGCTTCTACCAGGCGATCCGCCGCCTGATCGAGAACCGCGATGAAGTCAAGCAACTAGCGAGCGCGGCGAGAGAGTACGTCTTGAAAGAACGAACCGCTGAGGCTCAGCGGCACTACTGGCTGGAGGCGATTGAGGATGGGAAGACTCGAACCGGGTCTACCGGGCGCAGTCATACGACCGTCGAACGAGCTTTACAGGCAGCGTGACGGGTCATACCGAAAAGGTATCAACCTGACCCTCACCCCCGAGCAGTTTGAGCAGTACCGAACCGGTTATCGCTGTCTCGCCTGTCACGCCGTACAGGAGACCCCGTTCCCGAAGGAATGCCTAGAGCCGTATTGCCGCTATCCGATGGCGGAGAAGCAGATGGACGAATTGGCGGCAACGCATCAGGGCGAAGTCGATCTCTGGCCGGATCGTGAAGAGGAAGAAGAATCCCGTATCTGGACGCCGAACGGGGCGCGTAAGTGAGTAGGCGCGACGGCGCAGACGGCCTGCTCCGTAGAACCAGACGGCGCAGGAAAAGACTCGGACAACGCAAGAGATCCCTAGCGGCCAAGCGCGGGGAGAACAACGATCGTCAATGATCGAAGGAGAGTCGCATGGCAGGATTCAGAGCTTACCCGGTGCCAGGGAAGAGTCTTCCGAAAAATCCACCCAAGCGAGTGGGCCGGTATCCGATGCCCAATCCTCAGAAGCCCTCGGGTAGTTCACCGTCTGGCGGTGGTTCGTGGTCGTCACCTACTCCCCCGGAGTTTCCTGACAACCACGAATATCCGGCGCATACAGCGAACGCGCAGCGCATAACGGAAGCCCAAAACGCCAACAGGGTTCGCCGCTACGGATCATAGATGGCGACCTTTAGCGGGATCGTCACGTCAGTAACGCGGCGAACGGGTAACGACGATGCTACCGGGATAGGTGAGTACGTCAACGAGGCGTACGAAAACGTACTCGTACGGACTCACTGTAAGGTGTCTTCGGCTGCGCTTTCTCTGACCGCTGGGACTTCGGACTACTCGCTTGATACGGCGACAATCCTTGAGATCACCGAGATAGCGAAGATCACCTCGGGGACGGTGGACTACATCCCGCAGCGTTGCACGCCGCAGGAGATCCTTGCGCTCCGGGCCAACTCTTCGTCGTCCTCCCCGACTACTCGGTACGCGACCGACGGGACGACGCTGATGATCTGGCCGACGCCGGCAGCGGCCGATTCGCTCACCTACTACTACGTCCCGCGCCCGGCTGTGCTCACAGGGACGGACGCACCCTCCTACATCCCCGCCCAGTGGCACAAGGCTCTCTTCTGGTACGCCTGCGCCGAAGCCTCGGACGACCGAGACGACGAAACGGCAAGCCAGGGAGACCGTTACCGCTCCTACTACGAGAAGATGCTACGCGACATTCGGAAGAACGTTACGAGGATGGGAGGCAGGCGGCTACCGAGGGCAACGGTCGGCAGAGGTAACTACGCACCGCACGATAACTCGGCGGACCGGTAGATGTCCAGTCCATCGACGCTGCAAGTCTCCTGGGACAAGGGGATGCGTCAGGACGTACCGAGACACATGCTCGCGGAGAACGCTGCCTGGAACCTCGTAGACATCGTTCTAGGGGTAGACGGACTACAGGAGCGTGGCGGCTACGTCTACTCATCGCCAGACCTAAGCACGGTCAAGGCCACAGCCTCCTACATCGTCAGCGGTATGGCGGCCCCATTCTCGGCGGCAGAGCAGAACATCTGTCTTGACGAGGACGGGGAGCTTTACAAGGTCACTTCCTCCACGGTTGCGACGGACATCGGCGCGGCCTTCGCCGCCGTCTCGCTCAGCTTCCACCGAGAGAACGTCATCATCCCAGACCCGGCGGGGTCACTGGGGCCGAAGACCTACAACGGCTCCACGGTTGCCGCGCTCGGCGGATCTCCCCCGGCTGGCAAGTACGCCTGCGTCTTCAACGACTGGTCGGTATTGGGTTGCTCTGGCGCTCTACCAAACCGGATCTGGTTCTCCGCAGCGGGCGATCCCGCGACGTGGGACACGACTCAGGCGTGGGTAGACGCCGACCAGAAGCTAGTTGGCCTTGCCGCCGTCTCTGGCGCGGTACTCGGCTTCACGGATCAAGGAGTCGAGCGCTGGAGCGGCACGATTGCTCCTCCCGGCTCCGACTTCACCCACCGCATCCTGACCACCGGCTCCCCTGCCTACTCGCGCTCGATCACACAGACCGGACAGAACGTGTGCTGGGCATCGCGTGACGGGATCTTTATGACGGACGCTTCGAGCGTCTACGACCTTTCCTACGACTGCGGACTCAAGACTTACTGGAAGGATTTACTTGCGGCAGACACGGCGAACGCATGGAACGTCTCGGCGGGTATCCTCGCTGACCGTTACCTTGTTCTCTCGGTGATGAACGGGGCGACTCAGATCGGCTCGCTCGTTATCGACATTCCCCTCCGGAGGGCGTGGCGCTGGACGAACATCGACGCTCAGGGAATGTGGTCATCCGGCCCGAAGCTCTACTTCGGACGGCGCGGCGCGGCTTACGTCGGGGAACTCACCTCGACGTTTGAGAAGTCGGGCACGTACAAGGCCGATGGTGACGGAACGATCGTCACGAGTGTAATCGAAACCAGGTACTTCCAAGGTCCCTCTGGACTCAAGACGTGGCGAGCGGTCTATCCGACCTACGACCTACGGGACGCGGCGACGGATAATCCAACTTTCCAACTTTCCTACGTCCTATCCCCCGAGGCCACGTCCTACACAAACGTCGGCTCACCACTGACCGAAACCACGGCATCCACTAGGGCGCGAGTCGAGGTCAACAAGAAGTCCGAGGGGATCGGACTCAAGCTCACTTGTTCCGGCGCTTCGGCTGACTTCCGCCTCTACGGGATCGACGCCGACGTGTACGGGATGGAACGAAGTAGGACATCGTGAGTGACGCAGATATTCTCGTCGGAGCTTTCAAGAACAGTCTCAGCCCGGAGGATGTGGATCTAACCGACCGGGAGAAGGCGCTTCTAATCAAGCTGCTTTCCAACCCAGCCTATTTCCCCGATCTATTCAAGAGTTGGCTGGCGAACGTCATCCCCATGATCGCCGCCGACATTCCCATCTCGAACATCGCGGGGTTCATAAAACCCTCGCGGATCACGGACTATCCCACCGACCCTACTAAGTTCCTTCGCGGCGATGGCGAGTGGGTGAAGATTGCTGGAAGTCCGGTCGAGACTTGGGGCGATGCTGACGCAACCTGGGGCGATGCTGATGAAACTTGGGCAGGGGAGGACATCTAATGGCTAGTGCTTATCCAGGTGGACTTGACACCTTCGACACAACCATCACTGACGTTGCCCTGAACGACGCAGGACAGGCGCATATCACCATCCATTCGGATATTGCCGACGCGCTGAACAAGATCGAAGGCGAACTCGGGACTAACCCCTCACAGGCCGAAGCCACTGTCGCTGCACTGACCGCGAAGATGGCTGACAAGACGATCGTCACTACGAAGGGCGATCTGCTCGCGGCCTCCGCAGCTTCAACACTCGTTCGCGTGGGAGTCGGTACAGACGGTCAGATCCTTACCGCCGATGCTGCTGCAACGGGGGGAGTAGCGTGGACAGCTTCTCCTAGCGGAACGTTCGCATGGACAGCCTACACCCCGGCGTCGATTACGGGGTGGGCGGCGACTCCGACGGTTGACTTCCGCTATTTGCGGATTGGGACGAAAACGGTACTGTTGTCTTACTACGTGTCCGGCACAAGTAATACGACGGGGATAGCGATCACACTACCCGCTTTGGGCACAACGAAAGACGACGTTCGGACAAGGGCGGCGATAGCCGCTTGGGATAACGGGGTGCGGGTTGATGATGCGGAAGCCGCTGTTCTCCCCCTGGGTAATACCCTCACCGCTTTCCGTGGGGCCGTCGAGGACAGCGTAAGTGGGTGGACGGCAAGTGGGACAAAACGAATAGCGGGCCAAATCTTCTACGAACTAGCCTAGTTCATGCAGAACATCGGCTGGTATTCGTGCGGCAGATCGCGCGACTCGGCATAGGCCATACGGACGAGGCGACGTTTGACCTTCCTAGATGCCCCGAGACGCTTGACGAAGAAACCGACATGGCGCACGGCATATCGCTGAGTACAAGCCTCGCTTGAACCCGGCCGCAGAATGTGGCCGGCCTCATGAACGAGCATCACCAGGCTAAGCGCGAGAATCTCGTCGCGTTCTTCCGTGCCGAATCCGTCAAAATGCGGTTTCGGGATGTGGTGTGTCCGAGCGAAGCGGTTGGTGTATTCGCAGCCGTAGTCGATCAGGTAGACGATCCGGTTCGTCTCGTCGGCTTGGCCGAACGTCTCCCAACCTAAGTCGGTGGGGCATTGGACGCTCACCGGGCCTCCAGCGAAAGCGGCAAGGATCGCAACGATATTCGGGGCCAGAGTAATCATCCCCCCCACTCTACTCCACACGCAACTTTAACGCAACCCCTTGGAGTTAAATGCAAATCTACTACGACCCGACTACGGGGCTGTATCTGAGTGGGACGATCGCTGATACGGAACTCGCTGATGGTGCGGTCACGTCGGCCAAGATCCTTGACGGGACGATCGTACACGGTGATGTAGCGACGGCGAACAAGGACGGCACGGCTGCTACCCCGTCGATGCGGACGCTGGGGACTGGGGCGGCGCAGGCTTGCGCGGGGAACGATTCGAGGGTTACAGGCGCGGCGGCAGCAGCACAGGAAGCATGGCGAGAAGTTGGGGCTGGCGGTCAACCAGCCTTCGAGAGTTCGTGGGTTTACTTCGGAGCACCGCGCAATACGGCCGCTTTCTACAAGGACACTATTGGCGAAGTCCATCTAAAGGGCGTCGTCAAAAACGGCACCGCCGCCGCCAATCCGATTTTCACTCTTCCAGCCGGATACAGACCCGCAGGGGATGCGTTGGTGGCGAGCGGATCGAACTCCGCATTCTGCATGGTGCAGATTACCTCGGCCGGTGTCGTGTCCTGCCTTATCGGCGGAAACACGGCCTGGGTATCGCTAGACAACATCCACTTTAGGGCCGCCTAGGTTACGGCGGCGCTCCGACGCCAAGCGCGATAAACACGAATACGAACGCTACGGCGAGAGCAATCAGAACGCCGACTAGAAGTTGTCTGAACACATGTCGCCAGAGCATCGGCCAATGGTATCGCGTTTCTCGAACTAAGAGCGGAATGAACGACGTTTAGGAGGCGAAGATGGCAATAGATCCTGCACTACAGGCGCTCATCGACGCCGACCCCATTTACTCGCAAGGTAAGACCGATGCAGATGCGGCTACGATCGCGGAGAAGGCGCAGCGCAACCAGTCGTTGATGCGCGCCCTCGAAGAGTTTGGGCAGATCCCCGACCTCACCGGTTCGGCAGCCGCGCTCGGCCTCGACCAGACAGACCTCTCACAAATCGCTACGCCTGAAGCGCAAGCGCTTGCCGCCGCGAACACGAACGCGGGCACTTCCACGCTGGCGCAGATGAACCTGACCCAAGCTCTTGCGAACCGGGGAATCACGAACAACCTCGGATCGAGAAACATGCTGCGAACCGGCGACACGGGGTACTTGCTGAACCAGCAGGGTCAGCAGGGGACGATCGCGCAGTACAACGCCCGGAAGCAGTTGCTCGACTATCTGGCGGGTATCCAGTCCGGCTTCGCCGCCGCTCAGAGGCAGCGCCAGGCCGACCTCTACGGCCTCTTCAATGACGCCTACGGTCGAGTCCTAGCCGCATACCCGAACGGACTACCTGGAACTGGGACCGGGGCCGGAACCGGCGCACCCTCGACCGGCACGGGTGGCGACACGTCGGGCGGGGCACATGACACAGGCACCGGAGAGGATCACAACACCGCCGACGTAATGGCACCGTCCACCTTCCAGGCGTGGATCAACCCGAGCTCGCTGGTGGTCACACCGGCAGGCGCTCCGGCCGCAAACTACGGCCCCGCTGGGCCAGGCTTCGGCAGCGGATACACCCAGAACACAAACAACATCTCCACGACCCGGCCGATGCCCATACCTCCCCCGCCGCCACCCAAACCTTACGTCGGATACAACCCCTACGGCGTCGCGGCCGGCGCGAACATCCACCGCTGAGGAGCGAGATGGCTAAGAAGAAAAACAAGAAAAAGAAGGCCCGTCTCTCTCAGTCCCAACTCGACCAGCGGGCAGCGGCGAAGATGGTGGATCAGGAGCTTTCGGCTCCAATCGCGGAGATCAACCGACAGAAGGCTGAAGCTGCGGCCAACGCCAAGCAGCGCCAGGACTTCATCAACTCGATGACTCAGACCGCTGCGGGGATGGCGGGCGAGTACGCGCCAGCAGTTCAGGGTGCCTTCCAGACGGCGGCGCAGGATCAGACCGCGTTTGGCAAGGGCTACTCGAATGCGTTCAAGTCGGCCCAGAATGAGGCCGCTGCGAAGACGAATACGATCCTCCAGCAGAGCGGCGCACCGCAGGCGCAGATGGCAGCGGGCGACACAGGCGCAGCAGACGCCCTCTACGGTATCGCGGGCGCTCAGCCCGGTTCTACCCTCGCTACTGAGGGTGCAGCGTTCACTTCCGCTGCGGCAAAGCTACCGACCACGACCGCCCTTGCGGGCCAGCAGTACGGACTAGCGGCGTCGAATCAAGACGCTGCGACGATGAAGGACATTCTCTCTCAGTTGACTCAAGTGAAGCTAAAGCGACCGGGACTGATAAACGACGTGATCTCGCAGATTCAGTCGAACCGATCGAAGTCGCAGCAACAGGCGTTCGAGAACAAGGTTCTACTCGGCAACCAAGGCATCAGTCAGCAGAACGCGGATACATCCACTTTCCGCGCCCAGACAGATGCCGCCTACAAGCAGTCCTCCCTAAGAATCCAGATGCAGAAGGTGGCAAAGGCTGATCGCCCGAAGATCAACTCCGCCCTTTCCAAGATGTTCGGCTACCTCGTGGATTCCTATGGTCAGCCTGTCCTAAGCAAGAACGGTAAAGCCGTCGGCATACCCCAGAGTCCGAACAGCCTTTCCTCTGCCGACATGAAAACGCTCGCCAACAGCGTTCGCTCTCAGTTCTTCGGCGTCAAGGACGCCAAGACTGGGGCATGGACGGTGCCGAAGATGGATTACGGAAAGGCATACCGCGACCTGATAGCCGCATACCCGGACAACGACAACGAGGTTCGCAGAGTCCTCAACCTGTACTACACCGAACCGGGTAAGAGGGGTAGGCCGTATTTCTCGACCGATCTCAAGCGAATGAGCCTGTCGAAACTCAGGAATCTGGCTGCGACGAAGTTCAGGATCAGCACAAGCACGCCGCCTGGTGGAGCGGGTGGTCCTACCAACTCCAAGTCGAAGTTGATTAACGCCATACTGGAAGCTCAAGGATTGCTCTAGTGTCCGGCAACAGCATCTACAGTTCCTCTACCGATGCTGGTATCTACGGGAAGGTAAGCGGAAGCGTTGTCGCTGTCCCTGGGGCCGGAAGGAAGAAGAAGGGGAAGCGCGGGAAGTCGATCGCCGGGATTCTAGGCAACCTCGCAAGCGGCGCAGAGCAGACGATCACCGGACTCGGGCCGGGATTGATAAGCGTAGGCAAAGCAGTCGCTCACGATGCGCCATTTGCTGTACCCCGCCTCTACTACATGTTGGGCAAGGGTGTCACGACTGGCGACTGGGAATACGCTGGCGGAAGTAAGACGGCCGGGATAGCGAAGCCCATAGCCAAGTCTTACGAGCAGAAGTACGGACCCGCATTTCACGGCGACTTCGGGCAGACCTGGAACGAGATTTACAAGGACCCGTTCGGGACGCTTATGGACGTGGCGGCGTTGGCAAGCGCTGGAGTTGGCGGGGCAGCGAAAGCGGGCGTGATCGGACGGGCTGCACGTGAGATCGAGTTGGCCGCGCCGAGTGGGGCGACTGTCTCTAAGGCGCTCGCCGGATCAGAACTCTCCCGCCGTCTCAGACTCGCCGCTGACTCGACACTCAAGAAACTACCGCCCGACATGCAGGTACTCGGGGAACACTCTCGCTATGCCCGCGTCATCGCCTACAAGAACCTGAAGCGCAAGACCGGGCTGACGCTGCAAGCAGGCAAGTACCAGTCCGCGATGGGCAAGCTCGATCAGGACGAGCTCGTTGCCACGAACCTCCTGCATGAGTTTCCCACCCGCAGACTTCTCGAGGACGAGAAGGCGCGACTGGCCGCTGTCGAGGGAGCCGAGCCGACTCTACGGCTAATGAATGATCCGAAGATTCTTGATCTCGTGGACAACCCCACGGACAAGATGCTCTCCGCTCTCTATGAGGCTCAGACGCTCACCGAGAAGCAGGCCGCGATGCTTACTTCCGGCGTCGTGAAGAAGGGCGGGAAGAAGGGGAACGTCCCGGCGCTCACCGAAGAGTCGGCGCTTCGCCGTCGCTACCAGCCCGCTCTCGTTGCTCGCGGCGCGAAATACGACGAGGAGTTGGGGCTAGTTGCTCCCGAGGGCAAGTCGATCTCGGGGATGATCGAGCAGATCAACAAGGAAGTGGCCGAAGAGGGTAGGCACCAGCCGATCTACCACCCGCAGCAGATGGGTAAGGACAGTCGCGGGGTAGGGGTAGGAACAGGCGGGCGTGCTCCGCAGCGTAACCCCGTCCACGAGAACAAGGCCATCCTCCAAACGCTAGGCAAGGTCGCCTACGACATCGAGGCTCTGACCCCCTCCTACATGCGAACGGTCAAGTGGGCGATCTACACCGACCGCCACGCTGACCTGATGCGAGCTTCGGTCAAGGTGGAGAAGGGAATGGTTGCGCCCGAAGGCTACATCTACGTCAAGCGCAATCTCTCCGAGAAGATTCCCCACACCGAGCAGATGACGCCTGAGTTCGAGGCGCGTCTAGCCGAGTATTTTCCCGAGGAAGGGGTGGCGGCGGAAGCCGACCTCCTGACCCCCGTTGCTGCTGAGGCTGTCACAGACGTCCAGGGCTTTCGCTACATGGTTCCTAAGCCGATGGCGGACAAGATCGCCGGAGAGTACGTCAAGTCGAGCACGGCAGCGGGCAAGTTCTTCGGCAAGCCGGTCACGGTGTGGCGCTCCCTCGTCCTCAACCTGCGCATCGGCTGGCTGACCAACAACGTCGTCGGTAACACGCTGATGTACGCGATTCGGAACGCTGGCCCACAGGGACTCAAGGCGTATCTCCAGTCGCTTGACGAAGTGACGATCGGGAAGCTACTGCGCGACAAGGAAGTGCGGTCGCACCTAACCGCGGATGACATCGTTGAGCTGCTACCCGAACACGCGGCGGGTACGTTCATGGGGACTCAGTTGCCGGGCGCGGGGACTAGCAAGCTGGCCCGTGCTGGTCGCGCCGCCGCGAAGTACACGACGCAACCGCTCCGCAAGGTGGACATCGCTTACGAGCAGACACTTCGCCGGGCGATGGTCAACAAGCTCGTTCGGCAGAGTCCCGAGTTCAAGAAGGTCTGGACGGGGCTGCCGAAGCAGACGCGGAACTTCCGGGCGGAAGCTCGCAAACTGCTGGAGGACAATCCGAAACTGACAGAACGAATCTCCAAGGAAGTGAACGACGCGCTCGGAGACTTCCTCCAGATGTCAGACTTCGAGCAGCGCTACATGCGTAACCTCGCTCCCTTCTACGCCTGGTACAAAGAGATAACGAAGATCACCCTGCGCTTGCCGCTGGAAGTGCCGATCCGAACAGACATCCTCACGAAGCTGGGTCAAGCGGGCTGGGATGAGAACGTGAAGAAGCTCGGGCCTGACGGTATTGAGAAGTACCTACGCTCCCTTTACATCATCGGAGATCCGAGCGGTGGTCACGCCAAGGGCCTGAGCACGTCAGGACTCAACCCGTTTATGACCGTTCCGCAGGAGACGGTTGCCCTTAGTTCCCTTTTGCGGGGCGACCAGAACTCAAGGAACCAACTGCTCGGGATGATGAACCCGTTTATCGCAGGCTTCGCCCGATGGGGTGGGAGCACAGACAAGGATCTCGGAGGACTACTTACGGCGGTTCCCAAAGAGATCGGGGCGAAGTTGCCGCAGACCCGTCTCTACCGGGGTGTCAGGGGACAGACTAACGGGCCGTACCGTACCTATGAGAACACCCCGCTCTCAGAGATTCTGGCCTACCTCGGCGTGCCGATCAAGAACGTGAATCTCGACAACGCCCGAGCGAACTACGCCAAGTACCACGGCAAATAGGACGGTGAGATGGCGCTTGATCAGTACGGAAACCCGATCTTCGGTTCGCCACTCACAGCCCTCACTCCGCTTGCGCTACCTACTGCCACCGCTCCAAGTTCCGGCCTAGCAGACCTCGTAAGCTCGATCGGCTCATCCCCTGCGGAAGCGACAGACGAGGAGGACGCCGGATCAGGAACGCTCGCGTTGCTCCTAGGGGCACTTGGCAACCGGGCCTCGACTGTATCGACAGGCGGCGCGGTAAGCGGCGGCGGCGGCAAGGGTGACTGGATCCAGCAGATCAGGCAGCTGTCCAAGAAGTACGGACTCGATCCCCATGCTGTGCTCGCCGTGGTAAGCGTCGAGGGGTTGTCGGGCGGGGTAGGGGATAACAACACATCTTTTGGACCTTTTCAGCTCCACCGTGGCGGCGCTCTACCGGCAGGCAAAGACAAGGCGTGGGCGGAATCCCCGGCCGGGCTGGAGTACGCGGTACGAAAGATCGCATCCGTGGCGAAGGGACTCAGGGGTGAGGCTGCTATCCGGGCGATCGTCACCAAGTTCGAGCGGCCGGCTGATCCCTCGGGCGAAATCAAGAAGGCGCGTAGCCGATACGGGAAGGTGCGCTAATGGCCGTTGACAAGTTCGGCATCCCGATCTTCGACTCCAACCCCCTTACAAAACTGACGGCACTCAGTCCCCCTACGGCAACCTCGTCTCTTTCCACCTCGCTCACAGACCTCGTTGATTCGATCAAGGCTCCGACGCTTGCCAAGCCCGCACAGTCCACGAACACTCTGACCCTTCTCCTCGGGGCGCTCAACAGTCGAGCGCAGGCGGCGGGAGTAGACAGCGGTTCGGCCGCTATGGGCATCGTCGGGAACATCCCCGCCACGGGCAAGGCTCGTAAGGCGGTCGAAGCCGCGCTCTCTCAAACGGGCATCCCGTATCAGTGGGGTGGGACCGCATGGGGGAAGGCTCTCGACTGTTCTGGACTTACGCAGCAGGCTCTCGCAAAGGCTGGCATCGCCATCCCCCGCACCACCTACGACCAGTGGAAGATGGGGAAGAAAGTCTCCTCTCCTAAGAATCTTAGGGCTGGCGATCTCGTGTTCTTCCACAAGGGACCGAGAGGCCCCGAGCACGTCGGCATGTACATCGGTAACGATCAATTCGTTCAAGCGCCTCACACCGGAGATGTGGTGAAGGTTTCCAAGCTCTCCACTTACGGTCGCTACATGGGCGCTCGGCGCTACAGCTAGGAGTTCTCATGGCACGGAAGGTACTTGTCCAGATGGGGCATGTCGCCCCACGGGAACCGGGCTTCGAGTCACAGACGGGAGCGGCTGGAGAGATTCCCGAAGTCACCGCGATTGGACTGGAGTTGTACCGCCTGCTCCGAAACGATGGGCGGATCAAGCCCACGCTTTGCGGCGGTGACATCCCCGACGGGTGGAGTGGTGACGTAGTTCTCGCGCTCCACTGTGACGGCTCGGGACTTGCGAAGACTTCCGGCTATTCCCTCGGCTGGCCCACGTCCGAGTGGGGACCGAAGACGAAGAAAATGTACGTCGCGCTAGTCAAGGCGTATGGCAAGATTCCCGGCTGTCCCCCACACCACGCCGACAACTACACGGCGAACATGAGCCGCTACTACGGCTGGTCTAGGACGAAGGCCGACGTCAAGATTCTGATTGAACACGGCTTCCTGAGTAACCCCACAGAGAAGGCGTGGCTCCAGAAGAACTCGAAGCAGATCGCTGCCGCCTGGTACTCGGCGCTGCTCGACTACTTCGATCTCAAACCGCTCACCGTACCTAAGCCGAAGACTTCTGGGTTACTGCACGGCTGGCTGGCGAAGGTAAGCGGCAATCCTTGGAATCCCCCAAACCAAGATCGGAACAAAAACAGTGGCCCCCAGAACCCCCAGCAACCGTCCCCTTGAATGGCTGGTCGAGCACATCATCTGGCCTGAGATTCAAGGGCTTCGCAAAGATACGAACGATCTCAAAAAGACCGTTGAAGGTTACGGCAGGCAGATCCCCGACTGTTCTAAGCGGTTCGACAATCTCGAGCGGCGCGTCGGGGCACCTGGCCGTTGGATGAAAAGCCGGCTCAAAATACTTGTAGATGAGTCAACTAGGCAGGCGATTAGGTGGAGCACCTTAGCCCTGATCGGATTTCTCCTCGTTCACTTCTTCCCGTAGGAGCGCGAATGGAAGACGTTCCGCTACGCGATTATGTCGAACGCATAATCGCTGACCAAGACAGGCGGATAGAGCAAGCTCTTACTGCTTCTCGCGCCGCCGTAGACAAGGCCGAGAAGTCACAGGAAAGACGGCTCGATCTCCTTAACGAGTTCCGCGCCCAGGCAGCTGACGAGTCAGCGAAATATGCGCTCAGAGAAACCGTAGACCATCTAGCCGAAGCCCAAGACACTCGCATGAAGAAGATCGAGCGGGCGCAGGCATGGGCTTACGGAGGCATCTTCGTCCTCGGACTGATCGGCGTCGGCACTCTGATCGAGCTTTTCGCGGGTCGGTAGTTTCTACCGACACTCGCAAGGATGACGCAAGATGTCGTCCGCGCAGCCTGATAGCGTGCCGGGCATGACTGATCCCCAGAAGTGGTGGACGAGTCGGGAGAGTTTCGAGGTAGCGCTTGCAGACCACGATTGGTCGATAGCCGCGACGTGCCGGGCGCTTGGCGGTATCTGCGCGACGAAGGCCCGCAAGTTGCGCGATGAGTACGGCATCGTGGTGCCGAGCAAAACGGCAGTTCCCTTTGAGGGAATGGCCGCGCCAGTCTCAGAGCTTGAGCGAGTGCGCCAGGAGAACGCCGAGCTACGCCGCTACGTCAAGCGCGACCGTGAGGGCGACATAGCCGAGGCTCGCGTGGTCGATGCGCTACTCGCTGCGATCCCCGCTGCCTCCCCTCGCTACAAGCCGCCAGCCACGAAGCGATCCAACCGTGACCCTCACTCGAT